GTAGTTTTAAAACACAGCCGAAGCTTTTTACTTTTTTGGTTACGCCCAATTGGCCAAATTGTTCTAAAACGACCCCACCCCCACTACACTTCACGCAAATACTCTACAAACTCATTCCTATCCACATCGTTGTCATATTGAATAGGTAACACAAAAGCACCAATTCCACGTTGGTATGCCAAACTCATGATCAAGCGGCACGCCTTGAACAACTGAGCAAAAACGGTTTCATCTTCTTCAATTTCATATGGAACCCCTCCCATAATTATCTTCAAAAATGATCCCAAATCATCCCAATTTGGTTCTTCACCATCATCTCTTGGCGCATACCCAAAACAAACAAAACAAAACAAACGGTAAATCCAAGTCCGATGTGCTCGTTCAAAGTGATAACGGATTATCAATCTTGCGAGTAATGCAATTCCATTTCGATAATTCCGTTCCTCCCAAGCACCATCGCATCGAATTTCCCGATGAATTGTAATTGCTGTGATGATAAACGCCTCTAAAGGACTCATTGCTGTAACTTTAACCCAATGATTCCCGATTTTTGTCAATTGCTCTGTGTGAACCAGCGTTAATCTCGCGATCTCAAATCCATCACATTCGTGAATGACATCCTTTGCAATTCGTATCGTTGGTGTTCCTAATACTTCTCTCGCACGTGTATCCACAATTACGATATTTTCTTGCATTCCAATCTCTTTTAAATAACAAATTTGGCAATCATGTTTCCTCACTATCCAATTAATAATCTCATCTTGTGTTAACCTGTTTTGCAAGTGCATACGCATCATCAAAGCTGGAAAAGCCCAAGATCCCCACGTTTGTCCACCCTCACCTCTGCATCTGATTTCCACCCAATTTGTATCTGTCCCATTTAATGCAAATTTAGAAAGCATCACATGATGTAAAAACTCTTGACCTCTTGGTTCAACTGATAAAAATTGTTCTGTCATTCTCGATTCATATCTTGTGCCAATTTGAAACAATAATCGGATATCCATTTGAACTCTTCGCATTATGTTGTTTCTCTGTTTTTCATCCTCAAATATACCTTGCATTCCAACAGGAAAAAACACTGTTTGTACAATGGGAGCGTGTGAACCAGTAAAAGGACATGATGGCATTCTTTCCTTAATTGTTCTTTGTAGCACTCTCTTATCATTTGAAACTTGTGCTAAATCATTTGGAAGCCAATAACTCGCATCTGATGTTTTGTAAAAAACAACTCCAATTGATCGCCACCGTGTGAAAGTGACGGGATGTACAATTTTACCTTCACTATAGGGTACATATAAATTATGAATAAATGTTGCTGAGTCATCAATGTACACGCGCTGTGCTCGTCTTCTATGCGCGAGTTGTCTGGTTTCATCCATCATACCACTTTTCTGATATTCCTCGAATACTTCTCTAAGTAGCTGTGTCATTTGTAATTCAACATCTTCATTCAATTGGATTTTAAAAGCATTTGACGCATTCAACCACAATCTTTCACGATCTTGGATTGCCGTTGAAGCAATTTCAACTAAAGTTTGTGCCGCATTACGATCAAATTCAACATTCGCATTTTGAACACACATTTTGAAAAATTGTCTTGCGCAAACACCATTGATAAAACAATCTCTTCTCAAATGTGAACAGGTCACATCTTCACTGAAGTCATAGAACATTGTAACAGTATGGGCTTGCTCTCCGACAACACCGAATGTTCTCAAAAAAAAGCTCCATTTTTGTGGTAGCCAAAAAACACTCTGTGTTTTTTTAC